TCACTCGTCTCCTATGTATACCCAGCGTCCACCTACGCATACCCAATCGTCAGGATCACGGGTCTCACGCTCTGGCTCAGGCTGTAAGTAGTCACGGTCATAGTCAAAGGTTCCAAATTGTCCTCTGTCCATGTGGGCCTCCTTATTTGTTCATATTCTCATATACATCAATGAGACGCTGTTGGACTGCCACTGTGTCAGCATAGCGTTTGCACTCATACCCTAAACGGATATTGTCTTCCGAGAGTTCTCGCATGATTGCATTCTGCTTACGCACAACTTCTTGTAGTTCTTGCACTTGACCTTGTAGCGTGCGGATGTCAATCAAAGTCCCGCTGTGCTGTACTGGTTCATCTTCGTTGAAATAGTCCAGGCTAAATAAGTTTTTAATTTTTTCTAACATTATTCGTCTCCCTCTTCGTCGTCATCTTTGTTAGCTAGATGCGCTTCAATGGCTTGCTTTGGTGATTTGCCGTCTAGCACGTCCTGGATAGCATGCGATACGTTGTGGATTGTTTCCATCGTATTTGCTAGTATTGCGCCCTCAATACCTTTAGGTTTGGTAAGCGCTAGTGTCAGCATCCCTGTCATTGCGATACCGTGTAGATCTTGTTGCAACTCTTGGATGCGTTCAATGGTTTTGTTGTTTTCTTTTGTAGTCATTTTTTTGTCTCTGGTTAGTACTTATTGCCAAGTTAGTGCCGTAGGCTATATTGTTTATTATTTAGTTATTGTTATTTATTAGTTATTATTAGTGTCGGGTTTTTCAACTTTTGAAAAATACAACTTTGTAAAATTCAACTTTTGAAAAATACAACTTTGTAAAACCCGTAAGTTGTAAATCAATCACCAATATTTCCTGTGGATAACTCTTTTTCTAAATTATTAACCCAGTATTCCCAATAACTATCACTTATGGGGATATCTTGAATTAATGGATAATTCTGTATCCCTTTACCTCGCCCTAGGCTTTTGCGATAAACACGGATATAACCTGCTTTTTTTAATTCTTCAAAAGCGTTTCTATGAGCCTCTCTGCCATTTTTAGATCTCTGAGAGATTTCCTCAAGATAAGGCCTCCAGGTTTCCTTGTTAGTCATGAGCACCCATAGCAATCCCTTAGCTTGTAGGCTTAGTTGCCCGTTTTGAGCTGAATGGTTGTTCATCTGCGTATAGTTTTCATGAGTGTTTCTCTGAATGTACTGCATACCTCATATTTAAGCCCCTTTCTGTAACTCTCGCTTGTTCATGCCTAAAATGATGTCATAGTAGGAATGACCAGCAGGGATGACATATCCTGTAAGATCGTCAACTTGAGAACCATCTGCCATGATGTTTACAATCCGTGGCTCCCATTCCTTTTTTACTGTTTTCATGATATAATTACCTCGTAAAGTATTTTGCTTAGTCCCTCAATGGAATTGCCGTTCCAGAGGGGCTTTTTTATTTCTATCCTGTTAAGTATTCCTGATCAAGGAACTTGTTGATAAAGTACTGTTGGCCCTTACCAGCGCCTCATGTAGTTGTCTTCATGACACTATTGGTTCCTGATTGTCATTCAGGGTTACGTTGATGAGTTCGTTCATGTTTGCTCCTTTCTAGCTATAAAATAGTTCATCTATGGTTATATCTGATTTGATTTCTGCAACCATTGACTTGATCGCCAGACGTTCTTTGTCATTGAATGGCGTTTTACCTAACTCTTTGTTGTTGTATGACTGCAAAGAAATTTTTAGCTTGTCCGCCATCTGTTGTTGAGTTAGTCCTAACATAACTCGATAGCCTCGTAGTTTGCTCATAGGTTTGCTCCTTTCTATGCTAGCAATCGTTCCTTTTCGGGAACGTTGTCTTCAAAAAAAATAGTTATCTTCTCCATAGGTAGACCAAAAATCAAAGTAATCTTTGCTAATTCGTCAGCACCAATAGATACAATACCATTCTCTCGCTTTGCGTAAGGTGTACGTGTTTTCCACCCCATGCGGTGAGCTACCTCATCTTGTGTCATACCGCTTGCGATACGCTCAGCTTTCAACCGTTTCAAGTTGATTGTCATACTGTGCTCTCCTTTTTAATTTTTTAGTTCCCGTTTTGGAACGATTTTATTATAATCTACTTTGTTCCAATTTGTCAACCCTTTTTATCAAAAAAATATCAAAAAATGTTTTTCATCGTTCCTCTTGTATATTTTCGGGAACGATGGTATAATAAAACTATCAAGTCAGAAGAAAGGAAAAACATGAGATCTAATGATGAAATCATTTCACTTATTCAAGAGAATATAGATGAAAAAGGGTTGTCAATGAGCGAGCTTGCTAGGCGGGTAGGGATTGCAAAATCTACCATGTCAAGATACTTCAACAAGACAAGAGAGTTTCCTCTTAATAGAGCTGATGATTTTGCAAGAGCTTTGAATATCACTCCTGAGTACTTGCTAGGTATCCAAAAAGAGAGTAATGTAGACCAAGCTGAAATTATCTCAATCTATAACAAGCTAGAACAACCTAGACAAGAAAAAGTCCTTAGCTATGCTAAAGACCAACTTGAGGAGCAAGAAAACTCTAATATTATTTCTATTTTTAACAAGCCTCAAGATGACGAGGACTACATTACTGATTATGTAGAGGGCTTGGTAGCTGCTGGACATGGTACTTTCCAAGAGGACAATCTCCACATGGAGGTAAGACTGAGAGCCAATGATGTTCCTAACGAGTATGACACTATTGCTAAAGTAGCTGGCGACTCAATGGAGCCACTTATAGAAGATAATGATCTATTATTTATCAGAGTAGCTAGTCAAATAGATATCAACTCAATCGGTATCTTCCAGGTAAACGGAAAAAACTTTGTTAAAAAATTAAAGCGTGATTATGATGGAAGTTGGTACTTACAAAGTCTCAATAATAGCTATGAGGAAATCCATCTAACAGAAAATGACGACATTCGTACAATCGGTGAAGTCGTTGAAATTTATAAAAATTAAGAAAGATGTGCAATGACTGAACCACATTAAAAGCTGGGAGGGAATTTCATGAAAAAATTATTATCTTTAAGTTTTCTAAGCCTTTCTGTAGTTGCTCTTGTTGCATGTTCTCAAGGGAAAAACTCATCTTCCGAAACTAGCTCAACATCAGAAGTTAAACAGGAAACTGTGGAAAGCTCAAAGTCAACTGAGGCAAGTTCTAAAACTGATGATAAACTACCGAGAGTATCAGCTGACCAAATGGCAAGCTTTATTGATTACTTTAAACAAGATTTAACTGATAAAGGGGTGGATATTTCTACATATACTTTTTACAACAAGGACACCATCCTCTATGTGAAAGTTCCGAATGAATATAAGTATTACCCTAAAACAGACTTACAAGCCTTTGCTGATGGCTTAAAAACAAAGGAGCATGAAGCTTTTAATGTTTGGGCTGCTACTAATGAGGTGGATTTTAACTCATACCCAATGTTACACATCAAAACAGATGACGGCGACTCACTAGTTTCTCAGAAATTAAATGGAGATATGGAAGTGAAAGTTAAATAAAAAAAAGCCCCACGCTTTCAAAAGTTTGGCGACTTCAAGCGTGAGGTTTTGAAAAGATAAAGAAAGGATTTCAAAATGTTTTATTTTGAAAGGGTCTTTCTGTACTCTATTTTATCAAAAATGGAGGTGAAAGACAATGAATAAAGTAGCATTATATGTACGGGTATCCACTACTTCCCAGTTGGAAGAGGGGTACTCGATAGATGAACAGAAAGCAAAACTGGAAAGCTACTGCGATATTAAGGACTGGCACGTTTACAAAGTTTATACAGACGGGGGTTTTTCTGGATCGACTACAGAAAGACCAGCACTAGAGCAACTAGTACAAGATGCCCAGAGCAAGCTATTTGACACGGTACTAGTATACAAGCTGGATCGTTTGAGCCGTAGCCAAAAAGACACGCTCTATTTGATAGAGGATGTGTTTTTAAAAAATAATATCGAGTTTGTCAGCTTGCTCGAAAATTTTGACACCTCAACACCATTCGGGCGGGCCGTTATTGGTTTATTATCCGTATTCGCTCAACTTGAGCGTGAGCAAATAAAAGAGCGTATGCAACTAGGCAAGTTAGGCCGTGCCAAATCTGGAAAGTCTATGATGTGGGGCAGAACTTCCTATGGTTACGACTATCAGAAAGAGACAGGGTCACTGACCATAAACCCAGCACAGTCGCTAGTAGTCAAGTACATTTTCGAGCGCTATCTGGCTGGGCGGTCTATTACTAAATTAAGGGATGACTTAAATGAGAAGTACCCAAAAGAAATTAGCTGGAATTACAGAGCTGTCAGAGGGATCCTGTCAAACCCTGTCTACTGTGGCTACAATCAGTACAAGGGCCAGCTATTTCCTGGAGAGCATGAACCTATTATCTCAGAAGATGTGTACAAGAGGACGCAAGAGGAACTAAAAATCAGACAGAGGGCTGCTGCAGAAAAGACAAATCCTAGACCGTTTCAGGCTAAGTATATGCTGTCAGGGCTTGCACAATGCGGGTATTGCCACGCGCCTCTTAAACTAATAATGGGCGGTATCCGCAAAGATGGAACTAGATTTATTAGATACGAGTGCTACCAACGACATCCGAGGAAAACAGCTGGGGTCACTGTTTACAATAACAATCAAAAATGCCACTCTGGAGCTTATGACAAGGACGAATTAGAGAAATATATCATTACAGAGATAAGCAAGCTACAGCATGACCAAAGCTATATAGAGAAACTGTTTAACACCCAATCAAGCACCATAGACCGTGATAGCTATCAAAAACAAATTGAGGAGCTGACTAGGAAAATAAGTAGGCTGAATGACTTATATATTGATGACCGCATCACCTTGGATGAGCTACAAAAAAGGTCCTCAGAATTTATGACAATGAGGACGGCACTTGAGGAAGAACTAAAAAATGACCCAGAAATACAAGGTCAGGAACGAAGAAATAATATAAAACAGGTACTAGACTGTGAGGATATCGCAAGTATTGATTATGATGGCCAAAAGGTCATTGCTAGGGCATTGATTGACAAGGTACAAGTGACATCTGAGCGGATTGTCATAAACTGGAGAATATAAAGAATTTTACTATCCTTCATTTCAATCAGCGTAAAAGCTTTTACTTTGAGTGTACGCAATGATTTCATAAAGGAACCTCCAAATTTTCATAAATCGGCAGCAACATGGCTGCATAGAGCAAAACAATCATAAGAGCAACAAAGACAAAGACCAGTGGTTGGACGACATTCATGGCCTT